TAAAAGGTTTAGAGGATCTTACTGGATTAACACGTTCACTTAAACAATTAAATAAAGCATTTAAACCATTAAATGATGTAGGAGTTAAAAGTTTAAATAAAAATATAGCTACAACTATCGCTTTAGTACCCAAAAGTATAAATCAATTTAAACAGAAAGAAAGAACATTAAAAGCACTTAGAAACGAGACAGACATAACAGGCAAAGAATTTAAAGACCTTGGAAGAGCAATTGATGAAAATGCAAAAAAATTAAAATCATTTACACAAGTCCAACCAAAAGGATTCTTTGGAAAACTTAAGGCTTCTAAATTTGGTGTTGGAGGTAGAGCAGCACTTGGTGCTATGGCTGGTTCTCAAGCAAATAAGCTTGGATCTACAGGCTCGATGGCTCTTGCAGGTGCTGCTTTAGGAGGCCCAGCAGGTGCTTTGGCTGGTGCAGGTGTGGGTGCTGTACTTGATCTTGGTGGGGCAGCAGGTGCTGCTGCTAAATATGCTGCACAAATACAAAAGTTAGAAGTTGCATTGAAAGGTGTAACTAAAACACAAGGAGAGTTTGCAAAAGCACAGAAAATTATATCTGATACATCTAGAAGATTAAACGTTCCATTAGGAGATGCCACCAAGCAATTTACTACTTTATCTGCATCTGTTATTGGATCTGGTGGAAATGTAGAAGATGCTGAAAAAGTTTTTAGAGGTGTATCTGAGGCTATTAAAGCAACAGGTGGAGATGCTGAAGATGTGCAATCTGCTATTCGAGCAATGTCGCAAATCTTTGGTAAAGGTAAGGTGTCGGCTGAAGAACTCCAGGGCCAACTGGGTGAACGACTTCCAGGAGCCGTGGTTAAATTTGCAACAGCAACAGGACGAACATTACCTGAGTTACAGAAAGACTTGAGAGATGGAACTGTAGGTCTTAATGATGTTATGAAGTTTGTTGTCAAACTTAGCGAGGATCATGCAGAGGCTGCTGAGAAGATGGCAAATTCTCAAGCAGATGCAGGTCAGAAGATGGGAGTCGCATTAAGAGAATTACAAAAAGAATTTGGAGATTTATTTGTTCCAGTAGGTGCGATGATACAAGGATTCGTTACACAGATTGCAAGGGCAACAACGGCAGTTCTTAAATTCTTTAAATTTGTAATTAAAGGAAATAAAGAAGTATCTAATGAGTTACAAGCACAAGATTTTGCATTAGAGCAAGTTGGAGGCACTAGTGCAATGACAAAATCAGGAAGACGTAGATTTGCAAAAACAGGAGTGTTTGATGCAAGTATGTTGCAAGCTGATAAACGTGATCAATTTAATTTTATACAAGGACAACGTGCTGACTTTTTAAATCAACAAGATACTGATGCTAGTACTCCAAGTAATTTTGATGATCCTGTATCACAAGAAAAACTTAATGAGAAACTTGCAAAACGTCAATTACAGCTAGGACTAATAACTAAAGAAAAATTTGATCAGCTAGCAATTGATAGAGAAGCACAACTAATCTTTGACGAGATGTCAGAAATACAAGGAGAAAATTTTAAATTGACACTTGATGAGATAAAACAAAAGCTAAAAGAAAATAAAAATGAAACATATAATTTTAAAGAAGAATTAAAAAAAGTTGCAGAATCTGCAATGGATTTAAAATCGCAGATTGGAGAACTTGCAGTAAATGCTGTAAATAGACTTGCAGATGGTTTTGTAGAACTTGCAATGACAGGAAAAGCTAGTTTTGGTGAGTTGGCAAGATCAATATTAGCTGATTTACAAAGAATGATATTAAAAGCATTATTCTTTAAGGCATTATTTGGACTATTTCCAGGCTTAGAAAGTTTCTTAGGATTTGAGAAAGGTGGTGTCGTAGAAAGTGCTAAAGGTAATGTATTTGCAGAAAATAAAGTTGTTCCCTATAAGTCAGGGGGTGTAATTGACAGGCCAGTAATTTTCCCAATGGCAAAAGGAATGGGTTTAGCTGGCGAGGCTGGGCCAGAAGCTATACTCCCATTGAAGAGAGGTAGAGGAGGAAGACTTGGGGTTGAAGCTTCTGGTGGAGTTGGTAATGTTGTGGTAAATGTAGATGCATCAGGTTCTAATGTACAAGGAGATAATGCTCAAGCATCAGAACTTGGCAAGATGTTAGGTGCTGCTGTACAGGCAGAACTTGTAAAACAAAAAAGGCCGGGAGGCATACTCGCTTAATTTATGGCAAACTTTAATACTGATGTAAATATTAACCCTGACTTTGGAGTAACAAAAACTTCAAAGCCAATAAAACGTGTTATACGCTATGCAGATGGATATGAACATCGTTTAATTTTTGGATTAGCTGCACACCAAAATCCAAAAGTTTATACTTTAACTTTTGAAAATATTACGGAAACGGAAAGTGATACACTAGAAAATTTTCTTGACGCTCGTGCTTTAGATAGTGCTAGTTTTGATTTTACTCCACCTAATGATGTGCAGGGAAAATATGTTTGTGATAATTGGACTAAACGTATTCCTTTTCCAAATCGTGCAACAATAAACGCAACTTTTAGACAAGTTTTTGAACCTAGTTAAATGGCAACAGCTCCTGTATTTAATGATTTACAATCTATAAATCCATCTGCAATTATTGAATTATTTGTATTGCAATTATCAACTGCAATACATGGTACAAACACAGTTTATAGGTTTCATAATGGTTCTAGTCTTAACGCTAATGGAGAGATAGTTTGGGCAGGTAATTCTTATCAAAGATTTCCTGTAAAAGCTGAAGGATTTGCGTTCCAACGTGGTCAATTACCAAGACCAACTTTAACAATATCAAACTTATCTTCAGCCCCAAGTATATCTGCTTTGCTTTTAAGTGTTAATCAAACAACACCGGGGAATGATTTGACAGGAGCGACAGTTACTAGAATAAGAACTCTTGCAAAATTTTTAGATGCTGTTAATTTTGCAAATAATACAAATCCTACTGCTGATAATACTGCTGAATTTCCTCAAGAGATATATGCAATTGATCGTAAATCAACAGAAACACGAGATATTGTTACTTGGGAACTTGCAGCAGTTTTTGACTTAGCAGGTATTCGTGTACCTAAACGTCAATGTACTAGATCAGAATTTCCATCAATAGGTACTTTTAGATGACTTGGAGAGAAAAAGCTTTATTTCATGCTAAACAAGAAGATCCTAAAGAATCTGTCGGACTTCTTTTAAATATAAAAGGGAAAGAAAGATATTTTCCATGTAGAAATTTATCAATGACATCTCACCAATGTTTTATTCTTGATCCAGAAGATTATGTTAAGGCAGATACAATTGGAGATATAACAGCAATTATTCATAGTCATCCAACAACTCCACCTACCGCTAGTCAAGCCGATCAAATTTCTTGTGAGCAAAGTAAAATTCCTTGGCATATAGTTAATCCAAAAACAGAAACGTGGGGCTATTGTGAACCATATGGATATAATCCACCTCTATTAGGTAGACCTTGGGTTTGGGGTGTTACTGATTGTTGGAGCTTAGTTAGGGATTGGTATAAAGAAGAAAAGAAAATAGAATTGAGAGATTGGGAAAGACCAACAACTCCAGAAGAATTTTTAAAAAATCCTATGTTTGAATCATGTGCAGAGGCTACAGGATTTAAAATGTTAACAAGCACAGAAAAATTAGAATATGGAGATTTATTATTTATGAGCATTATGTCATCAGGTCTTAATCATGTTGCTATATATTTAGGAGATAATGTTTTACATCATTTAACAGATAGGTTAAGTTGTAAAGAGCCTTATTCTGAATGGTTATTCAAATGTACAGGAGGAAGATATCGATATGATGCGTAATATTATTTTTCATGGAGAACTTGCACAATTTATAGGTCATAAGTCTTTAGAAGCAAAAGTTTCTACTGTGGCTGAAACAATGAGATTTTTAATATGTAATTTTCCTCTAGTTGAATCCCATATGGCACAAAGGTATTACAAAATTATTATTGGGAAAAGTGAAATTGAGGAATCAGAATTACATTATCCTATGGGTAGTTCAGATATAAACATTGTTCCTGTTATAAGTGGAGCAGGTGGTAATTTTGGAAAAATATTTTTAGGGGCTGCATTAATAGGAGCATCATTTCTTTTCCCCGGTGCTGGATTATTCGGAACTACAAGTGCCTTTGGTGCTGCTGCTGGTACTGGAATTGGTACAACAATCGGAACTGCATTATCTGCTGTTGGTGCGGTTATGGTTTTAGGTGGGGTAAGTGGTATGCTTTTCCCTTTACCAGAAGAACCAGATTTTTCTAATGAGGGAGATCCTAGAATATCTTTTAATTTTTCTGGAACTCAGAATACATCACGAGCTGGAACTCCTGTTCCAATTGTATATGGAGAAATTTTTACAGGTTCTGTCGTGATTTCAGCAGCTATAGATACTGAGCAGGTACAGGCATGACAGAAGATAAGAAAAAAATTATTCGTGGTGCAGGTGGTGGAAGTCCTCCTCCTCCCCCTCAACCTACTAGAACTCCTGATACTTTACATAGTAGACAATTTGCAACTATACAAGATTTAATTTCTGAGGGAGAAATTGAAGGTTTTGCAACAGCATCAAAAGAAGGAAGAACAAAAGGTACAACCGCTTATAATAACGCTGCTTTAAAAGATGTTTTTTTAAATAAAACTCCTGTTTTAAAATCATCAGCAAATTCTGCTAATCCAGATGTAAATGATTTTAATCATGGAGATGTTACGTTTGTACCTAGATTTGGTACTTCAAATCAATCTTTTATACCAGGTATACAAACAAGTGAATCTCCTACTAGTGTTGGAGTAACTGTAACTAAAGCATCTCCTGTAGTCAGACAAATTAGTAACACTAATGTTGATGCGATAAAAGTTACTTTGACTTGGCCTCAGTTGCAACGTGTAACTACTGAAGGTGATATTTTAGGCTTAAGAGTAGATTATAAATTACAAATTCAGTATAATTCTGGTGGCTTTTCAGATGTAATAGTTGATCATGTAGAGGGTAGATCTGCTGATGCATATCAAAGAGACTTAAGAGTTAATATTACAGGTGCATTTCCTGTAGATATTCGTGTTGTAAGAGTTACAGATGATCCCGCAGATAGTAATACAAGAAGTGAGTTTCAATTTACAAGTTTTTCACAAATTATAGATAATAAGTCACCTTACTTAAATAGTGCATACACTCATTTAAGACTTGATTCTAAAAAATTTAGTTCTATACCTCAGAGAATGTTTAGGATTAGAGGTATTAAAGTAAGAATACCAGGAGCAGGTGCTTCTAATTCTGGTACTCCTACTGTTGATCTACAGACAGGCAGAATAATATATCCAAGTGGTTACATATTTAACGGAACGATGGGAGCAGCACAATGGTGTAGCTGCCCTGCTATGGTATTACTTGATCTTTTAACCAATGTAAGATACGGATTAGGATCACACATAATAGATAGTAATTTAGATTTATTCAGTTTTGTTGCTGCAAGCAAATATGCAAACGAGTTAGTAGATGATGGAACAGGATCGGGAACTAAAGAAGCTAGATTTAGTTGTAATGTAAATATTCAAAAAGATAGCGAGGCTTTTGATGTAATAAATGATTTGTCATCAGTAATGAAATGTATGCCTATATGGACAGCAGGTGCAATAACAATTACACAGGATAAACCTGTAGATCCAAGTTATTTATTTAATCTTTCAAATATTTCATCAGGAGGTTTTTCTTATACAGGAAGCAGCCTAAAGCAAAGACATTCTGTTGTGAAAGTTGGTTATTTCAATATGGATTCTCGTGAAATAGATTATGAGGTTGTGGAAGACAGCACAGCTATAAGTAAATTTGGAGTTTCAATTAAAAATGTCAAAGCATTTGGGTGTACTAGTCGTAATCAAGCTGCTCGTCTTGGACGCAGTATTCTTTTTGCTGAACAAAGAGAATCTGAAGTAATTAGTTTTACGACATCTATAGATTCGGGGGCAATCGTAAGACCAGGAAGTGTTATTGCAATTAATGATCCTGTTCGTGCAGGGGCGAGAAGAGGTGGTCGTGTCATCGCTGCAACTACAACTAAAATAACAATTGATGGTGTTGGTACTACAGTTTTACCTGATATAAGCGATAATCCAAAAATAAGTGTAATTTTATCTGATGGAAAAGTTGAAGAAAGAAATATTACTAGTTACACAGGACAAAACGAAGTAAATGTAAGTTCTGCTTTTTCTCAAACTCCAAATGTAAATACAATTTATCTATTAACAAGTACTAGTTTAGAAACACAATTGTTTAGGGTAATAACAGTAGAAGAACAGGATGATGTCACATATCAAATATCAGCATTATCATATGTCCCCGGTAAATATGCATTTATTGAAAATGGTACAGCACTTCCAACAAGAACAGTAACTAATCTAACAGCATTAAAAGATTCGCCAAATAATCTAATTATTGACGAAACTACTGTTGTGATAAATAATATTGCAAGAAGTAAGATAATCATAAGTTGGCAACCTGTTATAGGTGTAAGCAAATATTTAATAAATTATAAATTTGAAAATGGAAACTATATAGCAGCAGAAAGTTATTCTCCTGATTTTGAGATTTTAGATACACAAAAAGGAACATATACGGTAGAAGTATCTTCTTATAATGCTTTATTAGAAATATCTCCGACTCCTACAACTAAAACTTTTGTTGCTAAAGGTAAAACTGCTGTACCTGACAATGTTACTAATTTAACTGTTGAACCAATTACTGAACAATTTATAAGATTAAGATTTAATCAAAGTACTGCTGTTGATGTTTTACATGGTGGTCGTGTTTATGTAAGGCATACAAATCAAACAGGTAATAATGCTACTTTTGAAACTGCACAAGATATTATACAAGCAGTTGCAGGTAACTCTTCTGAAGTAATTTGTCCAGCATTAACAGGAAGTTATCTTTTAAAATTTCAAGATGATGGCGGTAGATTTAGTGCTACAGCAGCAAAAGTAGAATTAACTTTACCAAATATTGCTGATTCAGCAATAGTAAAAACAGATAGAGAAGACACAGACAGTACTCCTTATAGTGGGGCTAAATCTAATGTGCAATATGATAGTTCTAAAGGTGGTTTAGTACTAATAGATCCAACTGCAAATGCTACAGGAACTTATGATTTCGTGGATACTTTAGATTTAGGTGGCACATTCTCACTTGTTTTAAAAAGGCATTTTCAAGGCACAGGTTTTTATACAGGAGATCAATTTGATAACAGAACAGATTTGATTGATACATGGACAGATTTCGATGGGACAGAAGCAAACGATGCAAACGCAAAAATAGCTGTACGCACAACAACAGATGATCCTAGTAGTTCTCCAAATTATGGCTCATTTAATGATTTTGCAAATGGAACTTTTAGAGCTAGAGGTTTTCAATTTAGAATTACTTTAGAAACAGCAGATACTGCACAAAATATGAATTTACAACAAGCAGGTTATTCTGCAACTATGTTGTCTAGAACAGAGCAATCTTCGCTGATATCATCAGGAGCTGGTGCAAAAGCAGTATCTTTCACAGCACCTTTTTTCACAGGGACATCAGGACTTGGGAATGCTAATAGTTTCCTACCATCTGTTGGAATTTTTCCACAAAATATGGCAACAGGAGATTATTTTGAAGTAACTAATATATCAGGAACAGGATTTACTGTAGAATTTAAAAATCAAAGTAATGCTAGTATAAGTAAGAATTTCACCTATAGTGCTACCGGGTTTGGTAAAGGGGGCTAACATGAGGACAATTAGTATTTAACTGTGGCTGACGTAACTAATTACACAATTGAGAATGCTTCTGGGGCAAATGTCAGGATTGATTTAAATAATGTTTTTGCTGCAATTCAATCTAGTAACTCAAAATCAACTGATTTAGCTACTAGTCAATGTGTGGCAGGTATGCCTTTTTTAAATACTACTACAAATATTTTAAAGATAAGAAATAGTGCTAATAATGGATTTACAGAAATAGGAAATATTAATGTTGCAAATTTAGGTTTGCTTCCAGCAGGTGGTGGAACAATGACAGGTGCTTTGCTTGGACATGATGGTTCAAATGCTGCTGCCCCAGCTTTTAGTTTTGATACGGATACAGATTTAGGTTTATTTAGAAAGTCTGCAAATATTATGGGTTTTTCATCTAGTGGTACAGAGCAGATGATATTTGATGCTAATGGAATAACGCTTCAATCTCAAAATGATCTTAGGTTTGCTGATGCTGATAGTAGTCATTATGTAGCATTTAAAGCACCAGCTACAGTTTCATCTAGTCTCACTTGGACATTACCTGCTACTGATACAAGTGTTGCTGGTTATGCTTTAGTAAGTGATGGATCAGGGACTTTGAGTTGGGCTGCTGCAAGTGGTGGTGCAACAGGGGGAGGAAATGATCAGATTTTTTGGGAGAACTCGCAAACAATAACAACAAATTACTCAATAACTAATGGTAAAAATGCTGGAAGTTTTGGCCCTATAACAATTGCGAGTGGAGTTACAGTTACAGTTGGTACTGGAGAGACATGGACAGTAGTATAAGTATGTATATAATAAACTCATGAGCCAAATAAAAGTTGACAGTATAATTCCTAGAGGCGGTCTTGGATCGGGTGCATTTGGAGGTGTAATACAAACTGTTTTTGCACATAAAACAAGTAAGTCCACAGTAAGTCCGGGAGTGAATGGAACTATAGCAATACCAAATTTAAGTTGCACTATAACTATGAGTTCATCAGCTAATAAGGTTTTTGTCCATTATTCGATCATGTACGATACAGGTACAAGTAATGGAAAGGGAGGTTTTAGGATATTTAGAGGTTCAACATTTGTAGGTCAACCTGATAATGTCGGAAATAATAGATATTTTGTTCATTCTGCATACGGTGCAAACGCTGACCAAGACCAAAGTATGATGAATGTTTCTAATTGTTTTATAGATACGCCTGGAAGTGGCACTCATACTTACACGATAAGAGCATATAACTGTAATCAATCAGATGCAAACTTTTCTGTTCAAATTAATAGTGGAAGAGCAGATCCCGATCAACAAGACGATGGTCGTGCTTGTTCAAGTCTCATGATACAGGAGGTTACTGTTTAATGGCTTTAGATCATCAAGCTATTTTGAAGGCATATCCAAACGCAGCGGTAATAGACGATTCTGTTGGTGTTTTAGATGCTGCTGGAAATCAAATGACTATTGACCAATCTTTAGTTAGTGCAGCTAGAGTTGAGTTAGATAAACTAAAGTACAAAACTGACAGAAGTCACAATGGTACAGTTATTTATAAATCTTGGCGAGAGCAGTTAGAAATGTTGTATGACGATATGGTTGCTGGTAAACTTGATACAACTGGAACGTGGGCAACCCACATAAAAGCAGTTAAAGACGCAAATCCTAAACCATGAGTACATTATCAGTCGGTACAATAAAAAGTGCATCTTCAGCAGCTCCTGTATTTAAAAACAGTTCCGATGTAGAAATTGGGCAGTTAGCTTTTGCATGGTACACAGTTGATCCAAGTGGTAGCTCTTCTCTTTCTGATTCATTTAATGTAAGTAGCGTTACTGAAAACAATCAAAATACATATACTTTAAATTTTGCAAGAGCTGCTTCAAATGCAAATTACGCTGTAGCTATTGACATACAAACAGAAACCAATCATTTTACTAATAATCACACTACATCAAGTTTTCAACAGAAATCAGGCGGTAATCTAAGCAGTCAAAAGTTTAGTGGGATCGTATTTGGAGCATAACTATGTCAACTCTTAAAGTAAACACAATCCAAAATACAAGCGGAAATGATGGTTCTACCCCAACTCAAATATATGGGGGCAGAGCTAGATTTTGGGTTACTTTTCAAGGAACTGGTACTGTAAGCATTGAAGATGATTTTAATGTAGATTCAATTACAGATATTGGGACAGGAGATTATAGAGTAAATTTTGGGGCTGCTTTTGATAATAATGTTTATGCTGTTTTTATGACTAATACTGTATTTTCTAACGGAAGAAATGGTTCTAGAGTCAGACCTGATGGCGGTATGTCTACAAACCAAACAACAACTACAGTAAGGTGTCAGTTTACCGCAGATGGTGGAATGTCAGATCAAAATAGATGTTACATAATGGGCTTTGGCGATATGTAGTACTTAAGATATACTAAAAGAAAAACTTTATGGCAAACTCTGATACACGATTTCTTTATACCGATGATGATGGAAACCTTTGTATCGTCATACCTTCTGATAATTGTGGCTTAACCTTAGATCAAATAAAAGCTAAAGATTGCCCTACTGGTAAGACAGTTTATACTGTTAATAAATCTGCAATTCCTACAGATAGGAGTTTCAGAAATGCTTGGACTTATACGGAGTAAAAAATGGGATTTGGCATTGACATGGCAAAAGCTAGAGAAATTCACAAAAATAACATTCGTACTGCTAGAGCAGAAAAATTTAAAGAACTTGATGTTGAATTTACAAAAGCTTTAGAAGCTGGCTCTAGTACAACTGATATAGCAGCAAAAAGACAAGCCTTAAGGGATGCACCTGCTGATTCTGGTATTGCTGCTGCAAGTACCGCTGACGCACTTAAAGCACAATGGAAAACTGATATACTAGGCACATCTCCTTATAGTTAAATGGCGATTAAACCCGGTGTATATAATATGACCGTCCAAAGACGATCAGATCATAATGTACAGCTTGTTTTTAAAGATAATAGTAATAATGCAATTTCATTAGTTGGATATACTGTCGCTGCTCAAGTTTGGGATTTTAATAGAAAAGTAAAATTTGCTGATTGGAATGTTACATATACAAATCGAGTTGCTGGAACTATAGATATAGCCTTAACTGATGTGCAAACTGCTAGTTTTATTAGGGATTCAGTTTTGTATTATGATGTATTACTTACAGATACAAATGGATTAAAAGAATATTATTTAGAAGGTAATATAACTGTAAGCGAGGGTTACACAGCATGACTTCTGTTAATGTTACTGAATTAAAAAATACAGTTACAGTAAACGAAGGTGATTCTACTGTTGTAACCATAGCGGTTCAAGGGCCTGCCGGGCCTAAGGGGTTAGACTTGGATGAGTCTGCAAAAGTTGACGGATCTGTGGTGTACTATGACCAGAGTTCTGCTAAATTTAAAGCAGATGCAACTACCACCAAACTTACACTTGTAGACGGAGGAAACTTTTAGAGCATGGCTAATACAATCAGAATTAAAAGATCTACAGGATCATCTGCACCAGGAGCGTTAGCCAATGCAGAACAAGCAGTATCAGAAGCTAATGAGATTCTTTATTATGGTAAGGGAACCGGGGGTGCTGGAGGATCGGCTACTAGTATCATAAAAATTGGTGGTAAGGGTGCTTTTTGGGACAAAGATACAGTAAGAGCAGCAAATTCTTTATTAGCTGGGCCTACTAGTGGTAGTGACGCAGCACCTGATTTTAGGGCATTAGTTGCTGCTGATATTCCTTCTATAGCTCATACAAAAATAAGTGATTTTGATGCAGGTGTAAGAGCAAATAGACTTGATCAAATGGCTGCTCCTACAGCTAGTGTAAGTCTTAACTCTCAAACTATCACTAACTTAGCTGACCCTGTAAATAGCCAGGATGCTGCAACTCGTGGTTTCGTTGAGGCTACCTCACAAGGACTTGATGTTAAAGATTCATGTGTAGCTGCAACAACAGGAAATATAACAATCTCTACCGCTCTTAATAACGGAGACACCTTAGACGGTGTTACTCTTTCAACTAATGATAGAGTTCTTGTAAAAGATCAATCTACTGCTTCTCAGAACGGTATCTATATTGTTGGATCGTCACCAGCTAGAGCAGATGATTTAGCTGCTGGTTCAGATGCAGCAGGAATGTTCACTTTCGTA